GTTCGTTCTTGGCTCGTGGGAGGTATGATGATTTCGTGTCATTCCAATCCGGTTTATATGAGAAGGTAGGTGAGACGGTTGATGGTGCGATATACAGGTTCGTTGATGATCTTATATACTCCGATCCATCATCATATCAAGAAAACATGGTACGAAGGATGGGTGACGTTACGGTAAGGAGTGACGATAACCGCCTGTCAAGGATAGAGGATGATCCCTCATCCAGCAAGATAGTTAATGAATACACTGCTAATACAAATAAGTTGATGCGAGATTTTTCGTGTAGTTAATCTCTCTTTGACGTCGTGAGACGTTTTCTTTCGAGCATTGAAACATTGAATTTATAGATTTGCATGAATCCGGGCCGTAGTGATACGTTCCGGATTTTTTGTCTTGTACCGGTTCTTATTAATACCAATTGCATGACATGACGTGCTTTGATGATGACATATATCACGATCCTAGGATTATTAATTTTTGAACTTTGTAACGCCCACTATCAGGTGGGGTTATTATTAATTCAAAAATAAATAGACATGGGTACAAGTGGAGACAAAATCGTGCTGTTAGACGGCATGGGTTCCGGGAGCGGTAGCGCCGCTAATGGTTTATTATCTATGATTCCGGGTATGTTTACCAGCCTTTTGGGTGGTAATAAGATGGATCCGAATTTAGTCGCTGCGTTGATGAACGGTCGTAACAACCAAGACCAGTTCGGAGGGGCTAACGGTTGGTGGTTGTGGATCATCGTCCTGTTCTGGTTATGGGGCGGCCGTGGCTTTGGCAATGGTTTTGGTAACGGTGGTGAGAATTGCGCTAATGGTCTTCCCGCTCAATTGAATAACGACTATGGTCGTGAGTTGCTGATGCAGGCCATCCAAGGTAACAGAAGCGCTATCGAGCAGATCGCTAACGCCTTGAACTGTACTACCACTCAATTGCAAAGCGCTATCTGTAACGTACAAGGCGCTATCGATAAGGTAGCTGGTCAGGTAGGTATGACCTCTCAGGCTGTTATTAACGCCGTACAGCAACAAGGTTGTGAGATCGGTAATCAAATTAGCTCTTGCTGCTGCAATTTGAGTTCTTTGATCAACCAAAGCACGTGCGCTACTCAAAATATGATAACGCAGCAAGGCTTTGACAATCAATTACGGACATTAGAGCAAACCAATGTTCTTCAGAGTAACATCAACCAAGGATTGACAAACAATCGTGAGCAGGCTACTACGCAGTTCAATATCTTGAGCGCTAAGATTGATGCTCAAACAACCTTGATTAATGATAAATTCTGTCAATTGGAAATGCGTGAGATGCAGAATACGATCAATCAGTTGCGTGATGAAAGGTCGGCTTACCAAGCCTCCGCGTTGACTCAGCAACAGACTCAGAATTTGATCAACCAGTTGAGACCTACCCCTGTGCCGGCTTATCCTTCATGCTCTCCTTACCAGACTTATGGATGGGGTCAAGCATTTTATGGAGGTAATTACGGATGTGGGTGCAACAATGGATGCTGCAACAACGGAAACGCTGCTATTTAACTCTATAAAGGAAGGAGGCTATTATGGCTTGTGTTTCTAAAATAGGGTCTCTTTATGAGTTGGTCACGAAGAACGTGGTAGTGACTACTACCAACACCATCTTCGGCATCAACCCAAGGATATGGCTGTCCTTGCCATGCGAGGGCCTTCTGCTGCTGAAAATCCGGCAGGTGGTTCCGACAACAGGCGAGACATTGCCAGTGCAGATAGCTATTCCAGCGAACAGCACCGTATCCACGGTAGGTGATGACACATGCTGCCCGGTAACCGGCGTGGCTGTGGTGAATCCGATCAACGTGGCTGTGACCGGAGCGGCTATGGTTAACAACACCGAACGCCTTGTTTATTTCAACAAGGTAAGGGGTGTATTGAGGCTCATGGATTGCTGTGTGCCTACAACTTCCGCCTCGGCGTCGGAGACGACTGTTGATGAGGAATAGGTTAGATTGGATGTCTAATGGGAGGGTATTCCCTCCCGCTTAAAAATCGAGATATGTTTAGAGACTTAAAGAAAGGATTTCAAGTATATACGCTGGATACGTCCGATGTTCCGGTGTTCAGGATGGGGAATGTGGTTAACGTGTCCGAGCCTAGGTTCCAGCAACCCCAGATGGGTCAGATGGGGCAATATCAGCAACTACAGGATAGGGTGATAGACCTTACCGTGGAGATAAACGGGTCTTCCATGACCTATGTCGTACCGGAGAGCAGGGATGTCGCTATGTCCAATAACATAACTTTGGCCTGCTCGGTCGATCCGATCATGAACCAGCTTAACGCCGCTAAGAGAACCAGCTCCGATATTCTCGATAGTATCGATAAGCATAGGAGGACGCTAGAGGCTTGTGATTCGATCCTTGAGGAAATCAATCCGGCTTTTAAGCAGACTAAGGATCAAGACCGGAAGATCAAGAATCTTGAGGAGAAAGTCGATAGGATGGGATCCTCTTTCGATGAGCTAAAAGAGTTGTTAATTAAAAAATTAGGTTAAGATGAGAGTTATAGATTTAGGCGGCGGCCACGATGAGGACTACGATGATGAGATCTACGATCGTAGAGGCGGCCGTGGACGTAGCAGACGTTCGGATGGGACTTACATGGGTTATGGTGGTGGAATATATGACCATTATGGCAAGGAGCATGACGGCAGAATGGATGAGCTAGAACGCCGTGAGCGTGATCTTGAAAGACGCGAGAGGGAGCTGGAACGTGACGAGCGTGAGCTTGAGAAACGCGAGAGACTCCATGAACGTGAGGACGAGATGTATCGCAGGGGATGGTTCGGTGAGCGTGGCATCCGTGACGAGTTCGATGGTACCGAGCCGTATATGCGCAGGGGACGCAGGAGTCGTTACTACTGAGGAGCAGACGCCGATGACCCGGATTATAAGCGGTATATAGACACCCATGGATATCACTTTTCCAAGGAGCTGGCTAGGGAAGCCGCTGACAAGATGCTTAACGCCGACGGGTCCAAGAGAAGATGGACGATGGAGGACGCTAAGCAGATGTTCGATAAATGCGGGGCCAAGAAACCTGATAACGCCACTTGGGGAGATATCCAATACCTGTTCGCTATGTTCTATAGCGACTACTTTCCTAAGGTATTGGATTGCGACCAGAAAATAGTCAAGGCTGTCTTGGCTTATCTGGAAGACCCTGACGCCCCGGAAGGGACGGCGTTCGTAAGGTATCTGGCGGTGCGGTGCTTCGTCGGTGACACAATCAAATGGAGTGATATGATTTAGTTTGATACAACGTTGGAGAACCCTGTCGGCAATAGAATACCGATAGGGTTTCTTTTTGATCGTAGCCTTATTATGATTACATTTGTTCGAGGTAGATCTTTTGTTCATAGGAAGGGTGGGCGGGAATGAAAAAAGGCATCCTCACGGACACCCTTCCCCTTTGGTTGAAAATCACTTAAAACATTATGAGTTACTACACCGCAAATATAGATAATTAAATACAAACTGCAATGGGTAAGGGGTATTATTGGATAGAGCCAGTGGATCAGACGTTGAATGATTTTCAGTTTTATAAGGCACGTATCGTAGGCGATCCTGAATATGACGAGAGACATCATCGAGTTATATTGAGAACTGATAAGTATTTCCCTGTCGGAAGTATCTTCCATGTCTTAAAAGACCCAGAGATGTTTGTTATAGAGAGGAAGTTTAAGACATGGGGGAATAAGTATGTCGTTAAGCCTTGTGAGGGTGAATGGGAATGGGAGTCTGTCCAGAAACTTAAAGACAAGGCTATTATATTCCGTAGCGGATTCCTGCACGGGGACGGCAGTTTCTGACACTTACCCGTATCTCCCCCCCCCTCGATTTCTTGGTATTTATGTATATAACTATATTTGAGCAAAAAATAAGTTTGATATGGAAGATTTTCAAGGTAAATACAATGGTAAGCAGATAGATCAGCTTTTGGATAAGGCTAATGATATTGATCTTACCAAATATGCTCTTAAGACGGATAATGCCCCTACCGCCACTAAATTACGGGCGGCTAGGACCATAGCGCTGTCCGGGGCTGTTACCGGTAGTGTTTCATCGGACTTCGGAAGCAACGTAACTATCTCCACGACATTGGCTAATTTTGATGCCTCTAAGATCGCGTCCGGAACCATCAGCATAGATAGGTTACCTAAGGCGGCTTTGGAGAGATTGATCGTGGTGGCTGACGATACGGCTAGATTCGCCCTTACCACCGCTACGGCTCAAAGCGGTGATACGGTAAAGGTCACGTCTACAGGTAAGATGTATCTGATAAAAGACGAGTCTAAATTAAACAGTGAGGATGGGTATGAGCCTTACACGGCCAGTCAGGCTTCCTCCGTGCCTTGGTCCGGGGTTACGGGCAAACCAAGTACCTTCACCCCTCCCACGTCCTCCGCTACCGTTCTTGGCGGTATTAAGGTAGGATATACGACTTCCGGGAAGAACTATAAGGTGCAACTGGATTCGTCCGGCAACGCTTACGTTAACGTTCCGTGGACGGATAATAACACAACGTATAATGAAGCCACGGCCGACACCTTAGGATTGGTTAAGATCGGCTATGCTTCTAATGGAAAGAACTACGCTGTGCTTTTGGCTAATGGTAAGATGTACGTGAATGTCCCTTGGACTGATAATAACACGACTTATACCCAAGCTACAAGCGATAAATTGGGTCTTGTTAAGATCGGGTATTCGGCTAACGGGAAGAATTACCCGGTAGCTCTTGACGGAAATGGTAAGATGTATGTGAATGTTCCGTGGACGGATACCAACACGACATACACCAATATGGGAGCCGCTTCTGCCTCAGCGGCGGGAAAGGCCGGCTTGGTCCCCGCACCTGCCGCCGGAGCGCAAGCCAAGTATCTTCGTGGTGACGGGACATGGCAAACGCCTCCTAATACCACATATAGCAATATGGGTGGAGCCACGTCATCAGCCGCTGGATCGGCGGGATTGGTACCCGCTCCGGCTGCTGGCAAGCAAACCTCTTTCCTTCGTGGTGATGGCACATGGGTGGTTCCGACAAATACCACATACGCCAAGGCCAATACCACAACCTTAGGATTGGTGATGATCGGATATGCCGAGAATGGTAAGAATTATCCGGTAGAGCTGGATGGTAGTGGGAAGATGTTCGTCAACGTGCCTTGGACAGACACTAATACGACGTATGGTGTTGTGGGAGCTAATGGATCAACAGGTCTTGTAAAGAACGGAAGTACCGTGACAAGTGCTTCTGGCTATACCGCCTGTCCTATTGTCAGTGGTGTCCCTTATTATAAAGACACTAATACCACTTACGCCAATATGAAGGCAGCTACGGCTTCCGCCGCCGGTGCTGCGGGATTGGTTCCGGCTCCCGCTGCGGGCAAACAGACATCCTTCCTTCGTGGCGATGGTACATGGGTCGTACCTACCAATACCACATACGGATTGGCCTCTACTACAGCCAACGGCTTATTGAGACAGCTTAATGGTAGCACCTCTAATTTTATGCGTGGAGATGGTACATGGGCTACCCCTCCTAACACGACATATGCCGTGGCCAACGAATCCACTAATGGATTGATGGCGGCCGCCGATAAGAAGACCATGAACAGGCTTATAGGGGTTAATACGGTCACGACATTAGCTAACCTGCCTATTAGCAAGAGAAGTATCACGGCTACGTTATCAGCCGCTACGACCTTATCCGTGGCTTCCGGCATGCAGGTAGGGGAGGAGTTGATGGTCAGGTGCGTCCCCTCAGCGGCCTTCACGCAGGCTATACCCAACTCCGGGGCTTATGTAAGCATGAGTGGTACTTCTATAACCACTACGGCTAACAAGCCTTTCGAGATAAATATCTGGTGTTACGCTTCAGGTAAGTATAGTATCGCCGTTAAAGAACAAGATTAATGATATAAGATATGAGCTACGTATATATAAACAGGGAAATATATCCCAATCAATTAGTTCAGGACGATCCGCTTGATGATAATTACGCCAAGGGCTATAGTTATGATGATTACATTAACGGGAATCCCGCCCCATGGATAGAGTTTGGGGAGGAGCAATTGGCGTTCAAGGAGGCTAATCCTAAAGCTACGGTTAAGGAGATTATCGAGGCTAAATTGGATGACTCAAGGCTTCTTAATGAGGAGAAATCGGCTAAGTATGAGGAGATCAGGACTTATGAGAATGAGAATCTTCATGAGTTTTTCTTGGATGACCAAAATATCTATATCCCTGAATATGATAGGCGTAACGCTTTGGCTGATGGGGCTATAGCTGGTAAGATAACGATCATAGGTCTGGAGTTCGATATGACGGAAGGCAAGATCTTGATCGGGATGATGGATAAGTATGATAATGATCTGATGTCGGCGTTAGGAGCCAAACAGAGGGAAGTAAGCTTAGCCACTACCGTAGAGCAGGTGAGGGCTATTGACGCTCAGTCCGGCTATCCAGATAAGGTAAATATCACCATGACTTATGTCCGGCAACAGGCAAAGGAGAAAGATGCCTCCGATCCTCAGAAAGTGGCTGTCAGATTCTCCAGAATGGTGGTTAATAACAAGGCTATATCTTTATCCCCTAACGAGAAATTGGATGTTAAGGTCCTATTCCCTATATGGGGACAAGAGGGGGCGGAGTTCGGGTTGTCGGTGGATGCCGGATTCTGTCTCAGGGTGGTGAAGGACGATACGGATATCCTTTATGAGGTTATTCAACAACATACATTATCAAAGGAATGGGAACCCGGATTGGATACGGCTTCCTTATACAAGGTCATTGATAAGGAGCATGCCGGGACCATAGGGGATCCTATCCCGTATTTCCCTCCAATGGAGATATTCAAGGATAAGTATTATATCCAGAACGCTGATGTATATAAGTGTACTAGGGATAGCGGAACTCCTCTTAGTCATAATCTAAAGGACTTAGTAGGGTTGTATGTTGAGGTTGTACAGGGCTAGTCGTATCTACCCCCCCCCCCTATATTTGGCTTGTGATATGATACAAGTTATTTTTGGCATAATAAAATGACATTTGTAAATATATTTAAGTATGGCATCACAAAAATTTGGTTTCGTAACCGTCGACCCGGTATCAGGATCAGGAGATCAGGCGGTTAATTTCTCCGGTGAGAAACACACCGGTCGTCTTCAACGCACTATCAACCTTACGGTCACCACGAACGGCGGGGCTAAGAAGGCGTTGGTAGTTAATCAGGCGGCGGCTGCTGAGGTGGTAAGATCAGACAGCCCTAACGCTTCCGTACAAAAGACAGGTGGTAATGTTACCATCACCGGTAAGTCTAACAGTACTAAGCTTACGTTCGCGGTCACGCCGGCTGAGGAGAACGGGCTTACGTTACAGCTCCCGGCTAACTACACGGCGGCTGGAAAGACTACGGCTAACGGAGCGGTTATCGCCGACGATCCCGGAGCCGCTGGCGAGTTCGTTTGGAGCATCACGATCTCGGACGTACCGGCCAACGTCACGATCGAGGAACTGACAGCTACATTGAAGGTAACTGCCGCTGGTGGCCAGACAGCCAACGTGACGGTAACGCAAGCCGCTGGAGACTCTACTATCGAGCTTGACAAGGAGACTATTAACTTGGATGTAAATGGTACTCAACAGACGGTTAACGTAACATCTAATGACAGCTGGACATGGGCGCAAGCTGCGTCTAGAACCGTATTGAGAATGATGGGACGATAATCAGTTTCTTTTCTCTTACTCAGACCCCGATCGACTTAAGCCGGTTGGGGTTTATTTGTTTTGCTATCTTTGCAATAGAACAAAAATAATACAACTATGGCTAATGATTTGAATATTAATTGGAAGGACGGGGTAGGCGAGGTAACGGACCAGCCTCTGACCGTCAGCCCGGGGTCCGGGACCGGAAGCGCCCCCGTTTCCTTTGGCTCGGTGATGAACAACGGTCTTGATCGGACTCTTGAGCTGGAGATAACAACTCCAAAAGGTATTAAGAAGACGCTCACGGTGAATCAGGAGGGATGCCGGCAGGCTTATATTACGAGTGACGGCAAACGATGGCTGACTAGCGACAATCGGGTGTATGGGGTTTTGAAAAGCGATGCTCCGTGCGAATGCATAGGTGATTGCCCTTGATATTTTGTTTTTACGAATTTTGTAATTACATTTGTGGCGCATGTCCATCACCATGCTTTTCGTCGCTAATTTATTATAAGGGATACCGGTCTGTGATGGGATCGGCATCCCTCTGTTTTTTTTAATATGGAGAAGATAGATGTTTTCGATGTTCAGGTTCCTGATGGGAGACAAATCCGTTGTATGTCGTATAATAAGGTTACTTATTTTGATCTTGACGATATATGTAAGTTATGTTTTGACTCATACGATCTACATGATGTGGCTGACACTAAGGTAATGAGTGAGTTCCTGCACCGAGAGGGTGGTCGTTATTGGACTACGATAGATGGCGTAAGGCAATTGTATCGTAGGATTGAGTGTAAGATGTGTTTTGAGGTTGTAGAAAAATTAAGAATATTATGAGAGAGCAGAAATTTGATTTCGTGATATATCCGTTGGATTTGATTATCACGGTTGGATTAGATTATAAGACGTTGTGTGATCGTTTCGAGAATATGGAACCTGAACACGAGGGGAAATGGGGAGATGAAGATGATATGGATAAGGAGGCGTCTTTCGCGAATTTGGTAAGGGATAGGGACGATGATGATAAATTTGCCATACTTTGGAATTTTTCGAGCGACGATGATTTAATAATGAGAAATATATGTCACGAGTCATTCCATATAGCAATGAGCGTATGCCAATTTTGCAACATGTCTCTTGGATTTAAGGTTGGAGAGGATGAACACGCAGCGTATATAGCCGGATTCGCTGGTGATTGCGTTAGTGAGTTCATCAATAGCAAGAATACGGATTAAGTCGTAAATTATATAAGGAATATAAGAAGGTGATTATATACCAGTTTACACCGATATAATTTGACGCTTCACAGTTCCAGCCATTGCCAGCGACTCCACGTCCTCTACCCGGTTCACCACCGGTGACGTATTTTATTGGGTTAGAAGATTCTGTTTTTCTAACCCAAATTTCTTTATATTTCTAGCTGCCAGCAAATCCCTGTCATTTACGACCCCACAAGAAGGACAAGTCCAGATACGATCGGATAATTTAAGATCCCGATGTATGTACCCACATCCGCACATCTTAGAACTAGGTTCGAATCTTCCAATCCGAATCAAATTCACGCCCTTCCAATCTGACTTATAGCTTAATATTCTAAAGAACTCGCTCCATGAGCATGAAGCTATGCTATTAGCCAGCCTATGGTTCTTCATCATTCCCTCCACGTTAAGATCCTCAATAACCACGGTTTGGTTCTCGCCTAGGATATTGTTGGCAACATGGTGCAGGAAGTTATGTCTTTGATTCGATATATGCTCGTATGCTTTCGCTACAGCCAATCTAGCTTTTTCTCTTCTCCGGCTTCCTTTTTGTTTGCGAGTTAATCTTTGTTGTAAGCACCTCAATCGTGCGGAAGATTTTTCTAGATATTTCGGGTTCTCGAAAACCGAACCATTTGATAAGGTCGCGAATGTCTTTATCCCTACATCGATACCTACAGCGGTATCCGGATTTATGGGAGACTTGCCCGGTAACTTAATGCCGTTATCTACAAGGATGCTGACATAGTACTTGTTTGTAGATGACTTTGATACGGTGACAGTTCCTACCTTACCTTTAAACACTTGGTTAGAGTAGAATCTCACCCATCCTAATTTCGGTAACTTAATCCTGTTGTTATCGAAATCGATATGGACATTAAGGATATTCTTGAATGATTTCCTTGATCCTCGCTTTGACTTGAATTTTGGGAAGCCTTTCTTTTCCCTGAAAAATTTGGTAAAAGCCTGATCAAGATTCCTTATTGACTGCTGTAGACATTCACTAGATACCTCATTGAGCCAAGTATATTCCTCTTGTTTCTTCAGGTCAGTCAGTTTCTTGCATAGATCAATAGCCGTAAGCGATTTTTTATCATCTTGACACGCTTCGATTTTCATCCGCAAAGCCCAGTTATAGATAAATCGGGTTGATCCGAAAGTCTTCTCCATTAGCGAGATCTGTTCGGATGTCGGATTTAGTCTATATTTATAAGCTTTTAGCATACTACTGTCTTTTGATGCAAAGGTATGATATAAAAAGTAATTATATACTATTTTACTTATGTTATACAGTATAATAGTGTAAAATCGTATATAATCACCTATAAGAATATCAGCCTCCGCTTATTTGTGGGGGCTTTTTGTTTATCTTTGTCAAAAACATGAAGTTATGTCGAGTTGCGTAATTAAAAGGGATAAGGAAGGTAAGATAACCCGTGTCTTGACCCCTTCCGGCGAGGTATCCACCTTGTTCGATAAGATAGCGGGTATAGCAGCCGTAAGTGATCTTGATAAGGCGGCTGAGGCTTATATGACTATTTATAACGACAAGTTCAGGTCCAAGTTCGGTGACTGGGCTAGATCCGTGCCAAGGAATAAGGAGGCGGCCAGATCCATAAGCGCCAGACTTAGCTCCAGCGAGTGGGGGCAACTTATGTCAGCCAAGGTCTTGTCCGCCATAAGCGATATGGATGCCCCGGCGTTGGCCAGAAGCCTTGGGAATAGCGACAATGTCGTGGCTTATCTTACCTCCGGAGAGGTAGGTGATGTCAATGATATGGCTGTGGTAGATACATCTACGGTACAGGAGGTGGATCTGGATTCCATAAACGAGGATAATATTGGCGATACGATACTGAAAGAGGCGTCATGGGATGATATAAGGGCTATCAGGGAGAATATAGATATTAAAGAAACAGCCCGTATGCTATGGAAGGCCGTTGAAAGCGCTTTTACCGGGCAACGACCTAATATCAGGGTGAAGGGTGGAAATATAGATGGTGAGATCATATTTTCTGGTAATGTCTTGCCTTTAAATGATATCGAGAATTATACGCCTCCATTTTCAAGATTGGTATATGATTCCGGTGAGCCTCGCCTGTTCTTTAGATCGGATGATGGCAAGGTATATGATACTTACGCCAACGCCATAAAAGGCTCGTCCGGCGGGCGGGTCGAGGCCGGGTTCTTGGCCGGCAGTGTCGAGGAGGGCGACGTCCCGTCTGGTACGGCTGACATCTCCTTTGGCTCGTCCTCCATAACCCTTAACAACAGTGATTCGTTCATCCCGGTCCTTGGTATCAGCTCAGGCTCTAATATAAGCACTCGTGGAGGGTTTGTCAATTACCTTATCAAGAAAGGTCTGTTGAGCGGGGAGCGTATAAGGTTAGGGGATAGGTATTATCTTACCGGAGCCGGCAACTCTGATGGTCTTAAGATCTATAACGCTATGGACGCCTTGTCTAGACTAAGGAACAGGTTTGGTAGTATGTCTTCTGAGATGAACGTATTAGGCTCCATCGGTTTTGATACGGAGGTAAATAACGATCTTGATCTTATCACGACATCAGGGGAGAAGGTTACGGTAAGCAGATCGGAGATAAAGGGCATGTTAAGGCAAGGTAAGTTTGAGGAGCTTAATAATAAGTATGATGGGTTCATGGAGCTAGCCTTGTCGTTGATGATGGAGGATAACGCCTTGTACGGAAGTAATGTCCGTGGGGTTATTGAGAATGAGAAGGCGGAGGATCTTCAGAACAGGACTGATATCACCAACATCTTATCCACGTTAGGTATTCGGGTGATGGGTATGTCTGAGTATATGGATAAGTATAAGATGCGTAATGGTGTCGAGCCTTCGGCTAGGGCCTTATCCGATATGGCTAATGGGGTTATTGCCCTGGCTGAGGGAGCTACGGTAGAGGATCTTAATGAGGAGGTGGCTCACTTCTTGATCGATACTTATCGTAACCAACAGGAGATTGACGAGGTTCTGGACTCTGTTGTCGGCACGCCATTATGGAATCAATTTGCCGGTCGTTACTATGAGGTGTATGGGAAGGAATACCAAGGGGAGGAACTGGATCGGATGGTGAAGCGGGAGATCCTAGGTAAGACGTTGGCCCAGCGGTTCGTACCGGGCATGGAACAGGCGGTGGAGGATCTGGCCTCGTCCGAGGACGCCCAGCTCTCCTTGTTTGGCAGGATAATCCGGGCTATACGGAATTTCTTCTCTACTCAAAGATCAGACTTGAATAAGGTTCTTGATAGGATAAAGGAGTCGGCGTTAGCTGATGATCCAAGCGCATTTGACGTGCTTCTGTTAAAGGATAGCGACCATCTCATGTACTCATTATCGGATGTTGATGTGGCTAATAAGCTGATCAAGAACGGTAGGTCATTGGAAAGACTATATACCAGATTGCAGAGGATGAGGTCAAGCCAGAGTCAGAGGATCGGTGAGAGTATCTCCCTTCTACGTGATATAGGCGAGAAGGTAAGACAAGTCGGGGGTGAGCTAAATAAGAATAACAACCTATTATCCACCAAGAGCGTCATAGCGACCGCCAAGGCTGAGGTGGAGTATTTGGTCACTGTCGCCAGTAGCCTACGTAAGAGCGGAAAAGGATTGGATTATGAGACGATACAGGTTATCGATAACGTATATGGGGAGATAGTTCCTTTGATCAGGAACCTTCGTGGATTCGTCAATAATCAGGCGGCTGATTATTATGGCAGCAATAAGGTTGGCATGGTAGAGGATATGGATGATATATTACGTATGGCTGAGACATCCATGTCTGATATAAATGCTCTTCGAAGTGATCGTAATGAGGACTGGCTGGATGGACAGCTCAGGATGTTTAATATCCCGGAAAGATATTGGAATGGGATAAAGAAGTTGATAAATAACATCCATAAGGATATCAATGTCATGTCCCGGTTCTTTGGCACGCTGGAGCATAGTGGTAACGCTATTTTAGGTATGTTAGGCCAACGTCTAGCCAAGGCTCATAGTGAAGCCCATACCGAAGGTATATCTAATATCAATAAGATGACTAGGATGATGAAAGAGCGTGGATGGGGGATAAAGGATAATGAGGATCTTATACAGAAGATAAATGGGAAGAACTCGGATTACCTTGACTCGTCCCGTGATTTCGCCAAATACGATTTACTATACAGGACCGAGCAGGCTAAGGCTATTATCGATATATATGATCTTAAGAATGTTACGGGTAAGACCGAGAAACAACTTATCGATCTTCTTCTATCCGATAGAGGTCTTAAGGTGAAGACCCGTGACGACATAGTAGGATATGACGGGGATAAGCCTATTACGAAGGAGATATATCATGTATTCAAACCTACCATCCAGAATTTTGATATCTCGGACATGACGTTCGAGGATCAGCAACGATATCTCGACGCGATAAATAGGTGGTTGGATGAGAACCGAGAGAAACCTATGGTGCAGGCTTATTACGATAAGATCGATAAAGTTAATAAGAAGGTCGAGGAAAGACTGGGTCGTAGGGTATCGCAAGCCACGTCCGATTTCATGACCCGTATCCGCAGGAGCCGGTATGTGGCTATGGATAAGTTCGTGAGGAACGGGAAGGTCGATTGGAAGGCGTTTCAATCCGATCCTATAGCTTGGAGATCTTATCTGGATATTTTACGTGACAGGGCTATAGCCAAGAGCGAGTGGTATTCCGATGGGACACCAAAGGAAGAGGGATCCGAGGCTCTGATGATGTCCGAGGAGATCAAGGCATGGGACGAGGCGTGGGCCGAGGAGTTCGGGAATACCAACGAGGGTCGTAAGGCTTCCGCCGAGTTCAAGGAGATACTTCGTGGGATAGAGCGGTCCGAGGGAGGCAAGGCTGCGTTTGAGTTCCTGCTAGCTGGCGGTCATCTTGGCTTCTCCAAGGATATGTGGGGATCAGAGGAGGGTGATTATTACGAGAATCTGGTTGATAAGATCACGGAGCAATCTGTATCATCATCAAGGATAGAGAAGGTAGAGGAGGCGATGGCGACAATAAACGAGATCAATGACCAGCTAAGGCCCTTGCTTATCCAGTACCGGGATAGCACGAGATACGGGGAATATGATTTCGATAGGTTACGTGGATCCGCCTCATTAAGAAAGATAAACGAGTTATATGATCGTCTGGCTGAGGCTAAGAGCGTTATTAACGCCGCCGCTTCCGCTGAGGCTATTGAGATGGATATGCCTGATACGGTGGAGAGTGGAGTCACGGATTCTTACCGTAACGCTTTAAGGGATGCCATGGCATACGACAAGAGTATGGATGAGATTAAATTCGCCAAGGAACATATGTCTGCCCGCTCCCGGAGTCAGGTGGATAGGATGGCCGCTAAGCTATCTAGGAAGAACCCGTCATGGACGACCGTGGAGGTATCGTTTTTGAGAAGGAAATACGGTCCTGACTTCAATAATAAGCTAGCTAACGACATAGCGATGGGTAAGACTGATAAGATCCTTGTCGAGTACGCCAGAACCCGGTTGTATCCTTATATGAGGAAATACTCTCCCAAGGGATATTCTGATTTCGTCAGGAAGATAAATAACGGTACGTATAAGGTATCCGAGTTCTTTGATGCCATAGAAAATGGTATATCCGAGAAAGAGAGCGTATCCCGTTTCGGGTTCGATATTAATATGATTGATCTGACGATCAACAACCAGTGGCTTGATGAGGCCGATGCCGAGAGTTCTTTCCGTAATCCTAATTATAATCCCGATCTGGGTTATGGATATCATACGCCTAGGTTCGATAAGTACAAGAACGAGGCTTTCTTCAAGAAATACGGTATTACCAACGAGGGGGAGGAAGCTACGATCAATAAGGATAAGTGGGAGATGAGGAAGGAGCTGCTTAACATAAGTCGTAAGGCTATGGAGGATTATGATGAGCGATTCCGGAACATCTACCAAATACCACAGATATCCAAGGGCGGCGTGGAGAGGATGGTGCAGGCCGGGGTTGACCCGAAGGCGGCCATCGGCAACGCCGTACGTGATATCGTTGGCGAGAGGGTGGATGACCCTATACATGGTCAGGGACAAGACCTAGGAGGGCTTGATGAGAACGATAACAAATATCGTATGATCCCCAAATACTATCTTAGTAAGTTGGAGAACGCCGATGACGTGTCCCATGACTTCGCCTACTCCTATTCCATGTTATCCTTACAAGCGACCTCTTACAAGTATAAGAGGGCGGCCTTGGATGATGTCATGGGATACAGGAACATGATGCTGGAGACGCAATACGACGGCGGTAAGAACCCGGAGGCCACTCACGCCTATAGGATGTTTCAGGACTGGGTTAACGCCAGTATCTATGATGTTAGGATAAATAATAAGCGGGCAGAATGGAATATAGGTAATTATAAGGTCGATCTTAATAAGCTGGCTCTTATGTTTACCAAATTCGTATCCAAATCCAACCTAGGCTTCTCCCCGTTCGTAGCGGCTACCGGCGCCCTTACCGGGCAGGCCAACTTCCTTTTGGAGGGTATGGTAGGGCAGTATATAAGCAAGGACTCCATGAAATACGCCTATGGGGAAGCCCAGAAGCAGTTAAGCACGTACGTGTCGGAGATCGGGGATATAAACCGCACCAACAAGCTATATGTCGTTGGAGAGGCTCTAGGCGTGTTTAATGTCCGTAACCGTGTACGATCGGCGGCGTACAACAAGATCTGGAGAACCTTATTCCGGGATCTGCCGTTTAAGATGATGGAGGTTCTTAACTCCCCGTTGGATCCGCAGGTCATTATCTCGGTCATGGATGATACCCGCCTATACGAAGGTCAGTTCTGGTCATACTCCAATTTCAAGGAGATGATGATGAAAGACAGAAATATGTCCGCTAACGAGGCTAAACGCGATTGGGAGCGTTTAAGGGATTATTCTATGTGGAACATGGTAGATGTCAAGGACGGAAAGATCGTGGCTAAGAACGAGGCTAACAAGGATATTATAGACCGATATATACCCACCTTGTCCAGTAGGGTAAGGAGTATGGTGCAGATCTGTGACGGCGCCTTGAACGAGCAGAACCGGGTGGGGGCTAGCCGGAACGCTATCCTTAATATGGTGCTGCCTCATCGTGGATGGTTTATATTGGCCGTACAGCGGGCGTATAAGAAAGCCGGTTTCAATTTCCAAACCAACCAGTTTGAGGAAGGATATATGAGAACGTTATGGAGACTGGCCGGTAATGTCTATGGATCGATGTCCGAGGGCAGGATGGGAGAGGCATATGACGTGCTTAAGGAAGAGTATGATAAACTTACCCCCTACGAGCAGATCAATATCAAGAGATCGATTATCAATATGGCGGTATTCGCTACCATGATAGCCATAGGACGGGCGTTGATGGGATATAGGGAGGATAATGAGGATAGCTGGTTCGGACAGTTCATTACCTATATCGGGTTCAGGACGATCAATGAGATCGCTTCCCAGACATCCCCGTTCATGGAGCTTAACGCTATAGATATGTTACAAGACCCGCTGGTTACGGCCCGGAAGTTAGGTGATCTCACCGATCCTCGAAACTGGGATCCTTTCGCTACCGTCCAGACCGGAGTGTATAAGGGCGAGAGCAAGCTATGGAGGCAGCTCATGAAGTTCTCGTTTGGTAAGCAATGGTATAATATCAAGACGGCTAGGGATATTAAGCAGACATCCGACTACTGGTTGATGACCAACGGCATGACGATGGGATTCTTCTTAGGAGGCAGGGATAAGGACGAGTCCGGGGAGGACGCTAATTGGTACTTTGATAGAGGAAGATAGCCGATATAGTATGACAATAAAAAAAATAGCCAGTCAATTGTTTAAGACAATTTGATTGGCTATTTTTGCATTCCCATCTATCCATCCCGGACGGATGGGAATAAACATTCTATTCATGAATGCAAATGTAGATCTTTTTCATGATTCCACGAAGAATAGTAGTGGAATTTTGACGTCCGAATCCAACGAAATGGATTTAAACATATTAATACCGGTAGTAGATAATAACAACCACAAGGTTGTAGACGCAAGATTCCTTCATGCGTTTCTTCAAGTAAGGAGGGATTTTACGTCATGGATAAAAGATCGTATATCTAAATATGATTTTATTGAAAATCAAGACTTTGTGTTGATAAAATATGATTATTTAGGTAACTTACTGAATGACAGACTCCCCGAAACGGGGGAGTCTGATACACAGATAGTTGCTAAAACGGATTATCTTCTATTAATAGATATGGCTAAAGAGCTATGCATGGTAGAAAATAATGATAAAGGAAAGATAGCCAGAAGGTATTTTATAGAGAAAGAAAAAGAACTGAGAGCCTTAAAAGAGTTAGAGGATAATCGAAAGCATTGTTTGCGCATCCCCGACTTTTCTGATCCGGCTAAAGCCGCAAGAGCATGGGCTGATGAGTATGAGGCCAAGGTGAAGGCCGAGAAGGAAGCTATGTTGGCACTAGAAGCCAAGAACAAGGTCGAGGAGGAAAAGAAGATTGTCCAAGCCGAATTAAATACGGCTATAGATACGATAAAGGAGAATGAACCGGTAATTGATATGTTTAAAAGGTCTATTCCAAGAGAAGGTGTTCTTATCCGTGAATCATCAAAATATTTTGAGCAGTTCGGATATTATATCGGGATAAAGAATATGTATCCGTTATTACAGGAATTAAAATATGTTTTTAGGAATGAGAGAGGTAGGATAGAAGCATATCAGTCCGCTCGTAATTATGGATTAGTTACATATGGGTCTGATCCCGGTGATGAATACTGGGAGGCTAAAGCCATGACCGTCATGATAACATTGAAAGGATTTGTTAAGCTAGAGGAGTTGTCAAGGAAGAAAAGAGATGTTTTTAAGAGATATGGACATTTCTATGATAATGTATGAGTATTGTAAGGATAGAGGCTTATAACCTCTATCCTTATTCATATACTACTCGTCCCATTGCCCCTAATAGCTCTTTATCATCCTGCTCCTTCACCTCTACATAATAATATCCCTTGAAACAGAATTTCTTTTGATCGGGATCTGACAAGAACTTTTTATATTCCTCGAATCCTTCATCTGAAAGATGATAAGCTCTTCTTTTTTTGTTGAAGTAATTCATCTGATTCTAATATCTGTTTTTTAGTAGCCATAATATCTGTTTTTTGGATGTGGTATAAATGATTAATCTTTAGGAATAAACCCAACAGCCTTTTCGGTAGAAGCTCTTTGTTTTATAAAACATTCAGCTTCTTCCCATGAGGTTGCCCATATTTCACCGGCATACTTTTTGCCATTGATTTGATACTCTGTTACAAATTTCTTTTCTTCTTTTTTCATGTTTGTAATTTTTAAAAGTTAATAAAACTAAGGTTTTAGACAATGAGGCATTATATCCATTTTACGAAGTTTATTATCTTCTGTTTATAAAATTCAATGTCCACATGAGGAAGTCCCTCGATGACGGATTTAAGAGATATAGGATCGTCCTCCCACTTCAAGTCCCTACCTGTTAATCTACGGATAGTACCTTTTGGGAGTACGATCGCCGAATTATGATCCTCGACGGAAAAATACTCATCGTCATGCGCCGATCTCTCATCCGTCCATATCTCTCCTTGCCGAGCGGGGGCGTTGTTAAGAATAACCTCGTCACCGTTTTTGTTCACGGCTAAAAATACTATTGTCTGTTCTCCTATTTTCATAAATTATAATTCTCTATTTTAATTTTTAGCATAAGACGGTCTTTAGGATTTATAGGGATTATACGCAAGTAATATATCCTCATCATCTACCCAACTCCCATTAAGGTTGCCGTTTGGATGAAAAATCATTTCAAACACCACGTCATTGGCAATTTGTTTTTGCTCATACAGCTTTACGAGATTTGCGCTTTCGCTTACCATATCTATACCTTGATATTTATATACCTCTACATAGTAGTAGTATCCAAGTAATTGTTTTATAGGGGTAAATCTATTGTCTTTATCAATACACTTCCATATGTCATTCAGATATACTTTGTTATTCTTGAGATAAGCCATTTTATCATGATTTTTCATTGCCTGCTCATCATAGTCCATCGTCTCACGGAATATGACATTGTCAATATAGAGACTATTATAATAGTCAAGATAACGTATAATTCCATTCATGTCATTTATTCCCTCTTTTAGCAGTAAACAGCTCATGCGTGGACGGAGATTGTTGGCTTTAGCGAATATAGCTATACGGGCAATATCATCGTTGCTACAATATCCGTTCTCATATTGCATAATGTGTTTGTTTATCTCCTCGTCAAAATGAGCTTTACTGATATTGAGATGCTGGAAATGGTTATCCGTGATATGTTGCAGTATCGACTTACCCTCCACGATATCAAACAGGCCTGATCCGTTTGTAGTCAATGTTCTTTTCCTGTAGCCATATTTTTCGATAAGCCTCAGGATTGGCACGAGTCTTCTTGATTTTGTAGGCTCCCCTCCTGTGATTGATATTGAAGGATTAAGCGGTCTAAGTCTGTTAAGTATATCGTCAAGTCTGGACAGATACTCATCATCAGACGCTATCTTGCTTTTCTTATACATTTTCCCCTTGTTCTCGAACCTAAGCTGGGCAACACAGAATTTGCAATTGGCGTTGCAGTAATCGTCAGTAAAGATACTTAGGTTAACGTTCGAATACACCCTGCGCCTTTTCCCGTCAAAGTCAAAATCATTAAACGTATATTCGTCAACATTGAAGCATTCTTGCCTCTTCTCTCGTATATTTTGAAATTTCAATGCATTCATTTTATTATAATTTAGATTCATGTTTTGCCCTCTCTTCCAAATTATGTCCAAAACACTCGCCATCAGAAGCGTAACAACGCCATTCATCATACACGTCGTTTATCCTCAAAGGTGGAAGAGATTTGTCATTTTCAGCCCTGCCGTAGGAGTTAAATAGGTGGAAGCTTGATATGTCTATCATCTCTTGAGGTAGTTCGTCCTTAAGCGTATCTAGCTCCTTATCGGTATATCCTCTTACGTTTATGGCAAAATTCACATATGGTATAAACTCACAAGCCGAGATGATGTTCTTGAGATAATTGGCGAATTTAATGACAAACTTATGGTTGAATACCGTTTTAAGGTAGGTGTTGTAAGATAACTTCACGGTTATCCTCTTCTTGTTCCTTACCGCTATTTCGACGATCTTGTCGATATGCCTGTCGAGCATGAAGGCATTGGTGTCTATCACGACCTCTTCCACCTTTTCGAGCGTGGAGATATATTCCATGAATAAATAAAATTGCGGATGCGTGGTAGGCTCTCCTCCTTCTAGTTGCACGATATATGGTACATCCATATCTTTCATGATTTTATGGATAGTATCAAAGTTCATGAATGATTGCTTTTTGCTGTCTGATTTCATACAACAAAATGGGCAACATACATCACAATGGTTTGTGATATTTATGTATAACTTATTTCCACGTATCATTACCAATCTCCTCCATTTTTCTTATAATCTCCTTATATTTAAGGTTGTATATAATCACCATATCTTATAATAAATATTCCTCTATTTTTTTAGCCATGTCAATAAGCATTTCGCATTTAAGGTCGTTAAACTCCCTACAAAATCTCATTTCCTCCTCATGTTTTTCCTCTGGCGATCTGCTGTCGTTTATACTATAACATGGCGATGAATATACTGGGATAGGTTTCATGGCCTCTATAGCCAATTTAATAGCCTTTTCTTTGATATCGCTCATACCATTTTCTTTTTGCTCCCAGATCATGCCGCTATGAAGGCAATTAGGATCATTAGCATGATCTATTGAACAAATCCCTTTGTCGTAAAAACAACATCCCGTACAACTCTCTTCTTCTATCTCAGGGATAGCTATGTATTCTTTCCCTTTATATATTTTAACTTCTCCTCTTCTTATCTTATTCATCTTATCAGATTTTTGTATCCTACTTTCTTCATCTGCTCTTCGGTAGCTTTCTCCTTCGGGAACTTCCCGTGCCATTTACCGGGCACCACGACATCACGGCCGTCTGGGGAGGTAGCTAGCCTCCCGCATTCGCTGCACAGCCCCATACCCTTGTACGGCTGTAGTTCCTTGGCATAGTCGAATTTATCGACTATATACTCGTTTGTCAACATCCAGTAACTAGACGTAGCGGTATTATCAACGCAACCGCATTTAGCGCATACAAATAAGCTCATATTTCAGTATCGTTAAATATCGTTATCCTTATCATCGTCAACCCTCTCCACCTTAATCGTCCCCATATCGCCTGAAGGTAACGTCATGTCGCTATACACGTTATTCCAGTTCTCGTCAATAGCCAATTGATGCAGTATTGATCTATATATCTGGTAGGTATTTCCGATAAGTCTCTTTCTATTGATCATATCTTTACTACCTCCATCATACCCTATATGTTCATAGTCTTCGAGATCCGGGAACAGCCTTCTTCTTATAGCCATCGAGTTGTTTGCTATAAAGCTTCTTATCCCCAGCGACTCCGTCCTGTCCATATCATCTATCAAAGTTTCCGTGGTATGCTGAAGATCCATGTCTCCGGCTGCGTATCTGCTTATGTCTTCCACGCACCGGGATATCAGCATCAGTTGTTCCCTTGTTAGGGTTATTTTGTAAAGTTGCTTGTTGTTTATAACCATCTATTTGTTCTTTATATTAATTACTTCCATTTTATACTTCTCTGGGTACTCTAGACATGTGCATACTACTAAAATAGAATCATTCAACATGGTTGCTTTATTACCCCTATCATCTACATAAACAGTTTTAGGATAATAATCAACATCTTCTTCTTTTTTATCCTTACATCCTATCATGATAAGAGATAGGATAATAATACTTGCTTTAATCTTTGTCATAACAGCTCCATCCCATTCTTTTATATCACGTCTCCTTGTTTCATCTTGTCTATTTTATTAATCTCATTATCAATATAGCAAAGTTGGATATTATCCATACTATAGATATCCAGAATGTTATACTCAACATAAATCCTATATTCTTAGGTATAGGATCTATTCTTCTGAATGTTAAGATCATGTATATAAATGTCTTTATGTTCACAATTTACGATATTTTTCTATATAGTTAACTATTAAATCTTTAACTCCTTTTGGGACATCTACCAGTTTGAGATTACCTTGGAATATGTCCTTGCCGTACTCATCCATAATCTCCCCGAATGAAGGATTCATGACTCTTGTTGACATAGATATCGGTTGATCAGTGTCAAATTTGATAACGATCTTCTTTCCGCCGTTTATCGCCTTTTTAAAAGCCACGTAAAGCTTTCGACCTTTTATTATATCACAATTCCCTTTCAGGATATTAGACATATGTATGACATATTCTTTCTTCGCATCTCCGGGGTTGTCCATAAGCTTAAGATCTCCTCCAACATCTTTCCATTTCCTGAAGCACGGGAAACATAGACCGTGATTTGCCTTGGCGTGTCTAGGTATCATCCTGCTGCTGCCGGCTGGGATCGTATCGCCACAGCAGATACACGTCCTATCCTTGTTGGTGCGCATCGGCACATAGCTCTTTATCGGGTATTCTTTTCTTTTATACATCTTCTTCTGTTTTCAAAATTATCATCACCATACTCATAATTAGGACAAGCTTTGTTGCTTGGACGCCTTACGTATGTTGTTTGTTTCCTATTATGTTTCCTG